TTTTTACATTGTTAGTGACATCTTGTATATTTTCAACGCTTATTGGGGAATTAATTGTAAGATATGAATTTGAATTCTCATCATAGACAATTTTTAATTTACTGTTAGATACCCGAGATTCAATAGAGTTTCTTCTACCGCCAAGAATATAAGTTCTAAACTTATTGAATGTATTCCATCTTGGATCTGCTTTTAGGCTATCCGGAATTACTTTCCACACATCAGGAAGGGTTATATTAATTTCATTGAGTGTGTTTAAAAGATTCTTGGCCTCTGGGCTTAGAAATTGTGGTTGTTGAACAACTTCTTCCCCGCCCTCAATTGATTGTCCTTCATCTTCACCAACAATCATCGTCACCAATTGTTGTAACCTTTGAGGGTTACCATAGTTTGGATCAAGACTTAAATTTTGGTCTAGCTTCCAAACAATTTGATTGTTAACACGAATAGTCCCTTTCGTATAAACTTGTAAGGACAATCCTGATGGAAGGGTTAAATTATTTACTGTTCCCTTCGCAGGAAGCCCTCCACCCGATTTAATTACTTGCTGAACTATTTGCTGGGCTTTCTGTAATTTTGATGGATCAACATCCTCAACTAGACGAAGTTTTCGTTTCTTTAGCTTAGTATAACTTTCAAGTAGTTGAGTGAAATATTCCATGCCATTATCATATACTCTAGGCTTATCCTTTTCCAAGGATACGCCTTTAATCTAAAGAAAAAATTTCATTAATGATTTTGTGAGGAATATTTAGAGTAATCCATGAAGTCGTATCTAAATAAAACCTCTAAAGTTGAGAACTCGTTTGTTGAATAATTCTTTTCGGAGAATCTAACAGACTTTGGAAATACCCCATATAATTCAATTGAAGCATGTGGATTTCTCGCATTATCAAGTTCCACAATAGTTGCCTTGTTTGCCTTAAAGGTTCTATTCCCTGGACCTCCTGGAGCAGCAAGACTAGTCATATCACCTGTCATTGGGTTATAGATAGACTTGAACCACTTCCATAGAGTAGGAGAAGTATCTTTTAGATATAGGTTATCAAAAGTTACTGCTAGCTCATCAGGAGATGCTTTTCCTGGATAGAAGAGCTTGTCGTTCACTCTATCAACAACGATATCATCCAATGTCATTGAGATAGGACCAACTTGTCTAGCAGCAAGTGTTAGATCATGTTGTGACCCAACAAGTTCAGCAGGAAGTCCATAAAATCGTATCTCAAACTGGAAAGCCCTTACAGAATCTAACTGAGTAGAAACTTTAGGGAGATCTTTTCCTGGGTTGAATGTAGTTCTAAAATTATCTTTGTAAAGGCTTTCTACCATTTTAATTATCCGTTAATTGTTGCTGATTGCTTAGTTAGGTTAATTTCAAACACAACAGTCTCAGCGGCTAATGTTGGCTTGATTGTGATTGCGCACCACATTTCTTTTCTATCAACTCTAAGTGGAGTATTAGTAGTTGAGTTACACACTACTGAGCCCTCAGTAATTGCCCTTCTTGCTTTCAAATCATCAAGGAATGGGTTAATCGCATCTTCAACTAATTCCCAAGTGAACTCATCATTTGGCTCAAATTGGAATGGTCTACCAAGAATTAGCAGAACCTTTCTGATGTAGATAAGAAGTCTTCTAACATTTACACTGTTCAAGGCAGAAGGAGTTCTCATTGAAGTCTTCTGACCGAATATTAAGATTCCACCCTGGCTTTCCTTGATGATTGGGTTTATGGCATTTTCATAAAGGATATCCCTGTCACCTTGGTTAAGTGCAATCTCAACATTTGTTGGCTTAGTTAATCTACCCCTTCTATAGCCAGCAGGAGCATACCACGGTTCGGCTACGCTATCGGTGTAAACATATTGTCTTGCCGCAAAGATTGCAGGATCATACCATTCATCTGCACCAGCGTAATAGTTAAATACCTGCTCCCATGGCCAGTAAACGGCAGCGTAAGAGCTGTTTATTGCGCTATCCCTTCCGTTGCCCCCTCTCCCGTTGTTCCATTCTACGGCATCCTGGGTCGTTCCAAGGCCATATGGGGGAGACACAACGGCCACGAAGTTCTGTGCGGTCTCTGCTAAGGTGATAAATGCATTCTGGACTGACTGAGCCGTTATGCCTGGAATTAATGCTAATGAGATATTTAATGAATCATCATCTAATGCGTAAATGCCAGTCTTTGCCGCAGCAGTTCCAATCAATGCTGTGTAGTCAGCCGTTGTTCCAGTTTCAGTTGTGGAATAACCACTATCACCTCCTGCTAAGGAGTATGCCCCACCAACTAGCTTTAAGAATCTTGGAGTAAATGCTACATCAACAGTAACCTTATCAGCAATGTTATTTGGAATGTAATCACTAAATTCAACACCAAGGAATAACAACTCTGCTTCAACATAATCAGATTGTGAACGTCCTGTGGTTGTATTAAGAATGTAAGATAAAGATGTGCTGGATAGTGGTGCCAGGGAGATATCAAAATATTCCTGTTGAGCACCTTCACTATTTACTGTGAACTTATCGAGTATAGCCTTGTTCTCTACTTCTACAGATAAGCCAACAACTGTCCCATCTCTTAACGAACTTAAATTGTATCCAGCTCCAGGATAAATTGATCTTACTAAGCATCTTGTAATGCTTGTTGGGGATTCGTTTCCGACTGCCGTTGAATCAAAACTAGATGCAGTTCCATAGTTTCCAGAGGCATCTACAGCAGAAAAGCTAAAGAACCCGTTAGTTGTTGCCGCTGATACTTGTAGATAGTTACCGGACCCGGCATATCTGCTTGCCAGGAACAGATTCCCATCGGTGTCCTCTTTTGCAAAGATTGGGGAATACCCAACCGTATTTGGATCAAATGCTGTTAGAAGTGCAGTTTTTGGGGTTGTTGATGTTCCAGAAGTTATAGTTGCAATTGCAGAGTAATCAATAGTTCCTGCTGTATTGTAGACTCTGTAATAAATGTTTGCTGATGACAATGTTGAGGTGGCCGCTGAAACAGCAACAGATGGACAGTAGCCTAATGGAATACTTGCACTTGCGTCGGCAGCACCTTCTCCTACTGCTCTCACAAAGTAGACCTTATTTGTTTCTTCTAATATCTCTAATGCACCCTCTAAAGCTTGGCCAGGAATATTAGATGATGGTCTACCAAAAGTGTTCAGTAGGTTATTTTGACTTGTTACTAGAGTCGCTACGTTTGTTGGCCCTTTATCTGCAAATCCAACAATACCAACAACAGAGGAGTCAACATTTGGAGCAAATATTGAAACATCATTTTCTAAAACAACAACAGAAGGACTTGTAGGTAATGCCATTTGTTTAAATTCTATTAATTAAGTATCTTAACTCTTACTTGCTTTCTGAGAATAAGAGTTTCCAAAATCTTGCTATTCCACGAGACAGGAACAATTACTGTCGCTTTTGGTCTAAGAAATAATTCTTTAAATCCAACAGGTGTATTTAAGATAATTGTCAATCCTTGTAAACTAGTGTTTTGTATTTGTTTTGTTTCCTCAGATTTCATAGTCTCAAATGAAGTTACTTTACCTCTTTTCATTAAGAATACCTCTATAGTATTTAGATGTAAATAAATAATTAGGGAACTATTTTTTTAGGCTGAAAGGCTTTTTCTACTAAGTTCCACGTAATGTTGCCCCAGTTAGAGTTAAGACTTGGTTTTCAATGAGTGTAACATTACCCCCAAGACTCCAGAAGCCAAATATCTCTCTTTGGGTTGGAGTAGCATTATCATCTGTCATTATCAAATAATATGGTGGACTTCCAGTAGATGGAATATTTCCTCCTGTAGCAGTCCATTCTAGGGTTACCCCAATGTCAGCTTCAACATAATCATTTGATTGCGCCTCTGATCCAAACGCTGGAACACTAATATCAGTTCCGTCCCTCAGAGCCCTAATGCCAGATGCATAATATCCATTACCTTCTGCAACTAAGGTTACTTGTGAGCAAGAACTTAAGTCAGCATTCCATGTTCCAGTGTCACTAGTAGCTAACTGGAAATGAAAATATGTGGGTGCAGTTCCACCATTTTCAAACCATTCTTCAAAAATTCTTTGCTTATGTATGTTTGTCCAAACCATTGTTGTATCTCCTAATTTAAATAGTTTTCTGGTTTGCAATACCACCATTTATTCCAACGTAAATCATCAGTAAAATTCACTTCCTTAATCATTGATGCTTTTACTAATGCCTCATTTCGTAAGTCTGTATCATTAGTTAGGTCTATAAATTGGTATAATCCCCCAATCA